AGAATGCACCCAGCTTCACCGACACCGTGGAAGCCGTGGCGGTCAGCTTCAGCGAGGCCGTACCGAAGCGGACGTTAGTCGCATCTTGGGACTTGGTAGCCCCGACAACCGTCAGCCCCGGAAGGCTCGCCCCGTCATAGATCGAGTATTGCGTAGGAACCGCGTTAACGCCCGTCGTCGTCTGCGCGTTCTGGACCGCCTGCGCAAACTCGGTAAGCCGCTGAAGGAACCGGAACCAGTCCGCCTAGGTCTGCGGGATCGTCTGCGGGAAGGTCGTTCCCGGCTGCTGGGGCGTTTGGTTGGTGGCGATGGTGCCGGGCATTTACAAAACCACCATATTGTTGGGGTAAGATGGGCTTGCCATGAGGGACTGGATAATCGGAATCGTGCTTGTGGGCGGGCTGTATGTCGCCCTGCTGTTTTGGCACGCCTTCAAATGGCTTGCCCGCGTGGCTTTCCGTTCCATCGCGCAGTCCTTCCTTCCCGTTGAATCCCGCATCCTGGCGCTCCTACAGGACCGTGCGACCGCCCGCGCGCTAGGCATGGACGTTGGCATCATCCGCGCCCGCCGCAAGATCGACTTCCCGAGTCATTGACCCTGCTGCAACAGACCCTGCGTCGTCGGGTTGAGCGAGCTTCCCACTGCCTGCTTGAGCGCGGGCATACCGTTGCCCTGCCCCAGCATTTCCGCCAGTAGGCGAGGGTTGCGCAGCGCCTTCTGGATCGCCCGCGACGTGAGTACCGTGCCGCCGAAGCCAAGCGCGGACAACATCGGGTCGTAGACCGAACCCGCGCCAACCGCCAGCGCAGCCGGTGCCTTAAGCGCCTCGAATGCGGCCACCCTTCGCGCCGTACCGGAATCGGGCACCTTGTCCTTCATGAACCGCTGGCCGATTCTGGCGAGGTCGCCCAGGTCGCCACGGTTGCCGCGAGCCATGGCCGTTTTGCCTGCCCCGTTGGACGTGACGCGGCCCATCAGCAGCCCCGGCGAAATGTCGCCCGTTTCGGACTTCGCCACCAGCGGCTCAATCGTGCGCATGTCACGCCACTGCTTGCGCGCCTGCGCCCACGCCGCCGCATCTTCCGGCTTGATGTTCTGCTCCATCGCGTCGCGCAGGACTTCCTGAAGATCGCCAAGGACGTGGCTACGCTCGCCACCGGAGCGGGCAGCGAGGCCAAGCTTGGAATCGACGCTCTGGAACACGCGACCGGGGATGACGCCGTTCTGGCTCTGATCCTTTAGGCGCTGGATGGTCTGCTCGACCATGCTCCTGGCTTCCGGCCCGTAGTAGGCAGCAGCATCGTCCGCCACCGTCTTGAGATTCTGTTCCAACTGCGGGGAGACCGGGATGCTGTTGTTGGCTGTCAGCCGGTCGAACTCGTTGCTGATCTTCTGCACCGCCTTGCTGAACACTTCCGGCGTGAGCTTGGGCGCATCAGCCCCGATCGTTCGACCCACGGCAGCGTTGAATGCCTCATGCTGGCTCTTGGCGAAGTCCTTTCCGCCGCTAAACGGAACCTGTGCGCTGGCCGAGTCCAGGAGCTTGGCCGTCTTGGAGTCGGTGAGCTGGCTGGCTTTGAGCGGGATGCCCTCGCGCTGTGCCACGGCGGCCAGCTTCAATGCATCCGCATCCGTAGTGCCAAGCATCCGCGCGCCAGTCTTTGCCACGCCTGCCGCCGTCAATTCCGCCGCAGTCGGAGCCATGCCGCCAAGCAAGCTAATCGCCGCCTCGGCCTTGGGCGATACCCCAGCCTCATGCGCCACGCCGCCAAGTCCGGTGGATGCAGCGGTCGCCCCAGCCTGTTGCCCAAGGTTGGATTGCAGGGCGTTCCCGACCGTCTTTGCGGTTTGGCTGGTCGTGCCGCCTAGAACGCCACCCAAGGCGTTTCCGCCAAGCAGCCCGCCCATCCCCTGTTCGACGCGACCGATGACGCGCTCCGTGCTGTTTTGGGGCTGGTAATCGGGTACGCCCACCTTGTTAAGGGCGTAGTCCGTCGCCTGCGCAGCCGTGCCAAAGCGGTACTTGGGGTCGATGCCAAGCTTTTCCTCGCCCTTGTTCAACAGGCCCACAATCGGGTCATTGATGAGGCCGGGGATGGACATGGCTCCCTGCGCGACATTCCTGCCAGCCATCGCCGTGCTGCGCTTGAGCTGGTCCCACGCGCCCATCTGCTTCACGGGATCGGGCAGGGCCGCTTGCGCCGGGCTGCCTTCAGCAGAAGGCACGTCCGGGGCGGCCTGCTGCGGCTGGTGCTGGCTCTGCACATACGCCATCACCTGCTCTTGCGTGGCACCCTCGGGCGCGGTGACCTCGTAGGTTTCGCCGGTCGGAGCGGTGATCCGGTACTTGGGCATTAGTTGCTCACCTTCTGGATCGCCCAGCCGTTGCTGGTGGAACTGTCCTCAGCCTTCTTCCCCACAATCGTTCCGCGCGTCTGGCCTACCGACTCGGACAGCGCGTTCTTGCGGGTCGCCATTTCCTGCTTCATCAGGCTGACAACGCCCTTGAACTGATCCTGCGTCATAGCACTGTTGAGCATCGTGTGAGCAAGCTCGCGGGTCGAGTCGGTTGCCGCCGAGTTGCCGCCGCCCATCACGCGGGCATATTCCTCGGCCAGCGTGGCGACGGAGTTGTTGAACTTCGCCACCTCCACGTCGCCCGTTGCCTGACGGCCCGCAAGCGTCCACTTGTTGAACAGCGGGACACCCGTGCGGTCTACCTGATTCGACAGGCCGAGCGTGATATCCGCCTGCTTTGCTGCCGAGTTCTCCCAGGCGTTGACCTTCGCCGCCGACTTCTGCACGTCGGTAAGGCCAGCGGTCGCGGTCTTGCCTTGCAGCATGTTGGAGATGGCGTCATCCCACGGCACGCCGTTGGTCTTGATGGATGCGGCAAGCTGGTTCAGCGCCTGCGCCTTAGCCTGAGCGCCAGCCGCTCCGATGCCGAAGGACGGGAGCGGGATCGAATAGCCGTGGCTCAGGCCAGCGGCCATCAGCGACTTGGCATCGTCGGTCAGCAAGGCGTCAGGGCTGGCCGACTCGGCTTGAGCTTCCTGCGGCGCGCTATAGATCACATGCGGCTTGCCGTCCTGCCCGATGGAGACAAGGTTGCTGCCCACCTGCATGACTTTGGGCTTATCCTGCTGCGGGTTAGCGATGGCCTGATACTGCTTCCAGAAATCGCCGGGCGACTGGTGATACAGGACGCGGGCCATCGGGTCGGCAAGGAATCGCTGAGCCTCCGGCGACTTGCCCTGACCGTTGGGCGATGCCTGATTGCCGAACAGCGCCTGCTGTTCCTGTTGCGCCTAAGCCGCCGCTTCCTGCTCCTGCTTGGTCTTTTCCTGCATCCGCTGCATCTGCGCCTGATACATCTCGGCAAGCTGCTGCTGATGCTTCGCCTGCGCCATCGTCTGCATACCGCTCGCAATGCTCTGGCCGAAGCCCACCGGCTGCATGGACGGACCCGACGCCTGCATCATCCCAAGGCCCATTTGCGCCATGGGATTGGTGGACATGTTGTTCAGAAACTGATTCCAGTCCACTGATTAGCTCCCGTAGTAGCCGGCCAAGGCACCGAGGCCAGCACCCCACATGCTGCCGGTCGAGCCGTAGCCCGCCATCGCGCCACCCAGCGCACCCGCCGCCTGGTTGTGGAACACCGGCTGCTGCGTCGTCTGTGCCGTGCCGTGCTGCATCGAGTTGATGAGGCCCATGTACTGGTTGAGGTTCTGGTAAGGCTGGTTCTGGTTGTAGTTGAAGCGGTTTTGCGCCGCGTCGATGTAGTTCTGCGACTGCTGCTGCTGAAGCGCACCGGCCTGCCCCAGCGCGCCAAGGTTGGCGAGATTGGAGGCGTTTAGGTTGTTGGCGTTCTGCGCGGCGTTCTGCATGTTCGACCGCTCGTTGGCGTAGTTGCCGCCGTAAATCTGCGTGGCGAGCTGGTTCATCTGGTCGTTCTGGACCGGAATCGACGATTCCAGGTTGCGGCCCATGCCAGCGAACTGCGCACCTACCTGCTGCTGCACCTGATTGGCGGCTTGGTGGAACGTGTCTTTCAGGTACGGATTGCTGTCGGGGCTCAGGTACTTGCCGCCCAGCACGTCCTGCGTGTACTTGTTGGCCGCATTGAGCGTCGGGTTGCCGTTGGCAAGGCCGTTGGCCCCCGTCAGGTATTTCTCCTGAATGGACGACAGCGGCGCGACGGTCGATCCGGGGTAGTACTGCGCCCCGCCCTTCTGGTATAGCGCCTTGGCCTGAGCCGCGCCGTACTGGTTGCCGCTATCGAGCCAGCCGGGAAGCTGCTGGGTCTAGGTCGTGGTGACGTTCTTGCCGCCTGAACTCATGTCTTAACCCTTGAAGTTGGAGAACGGACCGTAAGCGGGAGCGGCATCGTGGATAGCGCGCTGGTTCCAGTAGCCGCCCACATCACCGCTCAGCGGGTAGGCGGACAGACCCGTGAGGCCGGGATAGTCGGGCAACTTGCTGTCGTAGTAGGACGTGCCGAAGCCACCGCCACCGGGACTGCCCGAGCCGTCAAAGAAGCTGCTGTCCAAGTCCTTGTAGAGCGGGTTCTGGTCGTTGCTGGACAGCGGGCCACCGGGACCGCTCCCTAGGCCGCTGAAGATATTCGACACGGTGCCACCCAAGTTACCCATGGTCTTACCGAGCAGCGGCTGGCCGTGCTTGTAGCGCTCGTACATGTTGGCGATGCCGAACACGGTCGGCAGGATCGGGATAGCGCCGCCAAGCGCTGTTTTGAGACCTTGCGAGGCCAGCGGATGGTCGTTCTGCATCATCCACAGGCGTTCGTACCAGCCTGGCGTCTTTGGCAACTGCGCCGTGACGTTCACCGGGGCTAGGTCTTTCACGGGAAGCTTCTAGCCGCTCCCGCCGCCCATGTTGATCCCGCCCATGATCCCGCCGCCAACACCACCGCCGCCGCCGTACAGGTCGCCAAACATCGGGGAGCCTGAGCCCAGCGTGGAAGCGTTGACGTGGACCGGGGCAAGGTTGGTCACGGACAGGGACGAATCGGGCGTCCAGCCCTGCGGGATCGAGGTCGGAGCCTGACCACCGCCGCCGCCACCCATGCCACCGCCGAAGCTGCCGAAGGAACCGACGCTACCTGCGCCGGGCGTGTTCGACATGCTCTGCGACGGGTCTTTGCCCATGCCGAACGTGACCGGATCAGGCGACCCCGGCGAGATGATTTTGTACTGGTCGGCGCGCATCACCATGTCAGAGACTCCGCGAGTAGGTGTATTCGGTGGGCGTCATGCCGAGTAGCTTGGCCCAGCCCTTGCGACCGACAAGCCGTAGTTCCTTGCACCCCATCCCCTTGGCCCATGCCGAGAACACCTCAGCGGCCACGGGTGCCCATACCTGCGCGTTCTCCCCACCTGCGAACAGGACGAATCCCACGCGGCCAGCGGGGTAATCGCACCATGCCGTCACAATCGCGGCCTTGGCGTCGGCTACGCGCTCCGAATCGACCCACAGCACCATGCCGCCGTGCTGAAGGGCGGCAAGAACGCTCGCCTCGGTATGTTCACCGCCCCGTTCGACGGCATGACGCAGCAAAGCCCACAGCCTGGGCCAGTTGGGCGCGATCAGGGGCGAGGCAACGGGCGTCAACGCTGGCTCCGGGTGTCGAAATCGACCTCAAGGCCCTGCGCATAGGTCGTGTTAGCGCCCAAGCGGACCCTGAGGGCGTGGATGTAGTTGTTGGCACGCAACGGAACGGACCCGGAGCGGGAATTACGGCTGGCGTAGGGCGAAAACACCTGCTCGTCGTCGTCAACGCCCGTGGCGGACACCGAAACCTGCGCCGCATCGTCGGCCAGCACCCGCGCAGCCTTTACATGGCAGCGCATGGACGGTTGCAGGCGGAAATTCTTCGTCTGAAGCTCGCCCGCGTACTGGTTGCCGGTGAAATTGCCCAACTTGGCGTTGGCGTTGAAGGCTTGCGGGACGTGGGAGGTCGCGTCCAGGCCCTGAAATAGGGCATAGGTCGTGTCCTCGGCATAGCTCCACTGGTTTTCCGCGAAGTTGAACACGATCACGCGATCGCAGACGCCACTCGCGGTAGACGGGAAGGCCCAATACACGCACTGCGTCACCGCATCCACGGCGCAGCGGACCTTGCTCACGTCAGCGCAGTTGTCGAGGAACCAGCGATTCACCACGCCGTAGCCAATCGGGCGCACTTCCTGCCCGTTGGTGGCATAGAAGCCGTCACCGGAGAGGAAATAGACCGTTTCCCCATGCTGGCCGGCGGCCTTACGGGCCACCAAGCCACGCTTGCGCTCGAAGGTGAAGAACGAGAACACCGCATCGCCGCCCACGTAGGACATGCGCACGATGCCGCGCTCCTGAAACACCATGCCGAATTCTTCGCCCTGCGCGACGTACTGCACCTTGCCGTAGTCGGAATAACAGTCCTGATAGCCCGATTGGTACGCGCGGGCATCCTGCGTCAGCGGCGCGGGCCATTTGGTGGCGTTGGCAAGGCCCGACCACTGCACGCGGTAGGGATGGTTGCCGTTGCCGTCCGTCACGTCGCCCAGCACCACGAAATCGCGCACCACGCCCACCACCCCGCCCTTGGGAGGCGAGCCGGCGAGGTCGGCAAAGGCAGTCGAGGCGGTCGTGTCGAAATACTGCACCGCATCGGTGCCGTTGGTCGCGATCAGGAAGTCGGCAAACTGGGTAAAAGACCACGGGGCGGCCTGGTTGTAGCCGCCCGTTTTGGAGATATCCGTGGGCGTACCGGCCACGATCTTGTAAAGCAGCCCGCCAGCCGCGCAGAACGTCGTCAGGACGCCGCCCACGGACAAGGTGATGCCATCCCTAGGGATCGCCACCAAGCCGCTTCCAGACGCGCTCAGGGGCTTGTACAGCCGCCACGAGTTGCCCGTGTAGAGAACGTTCTTGGCGACCTCAAGCGGGACGTTTTGCGAGGTCAGCGCCTCACCCGGCGCACCGGGGGCGATGTTCCTATCATCGTCGGGCATCCACGCGCCGAATTGGACGGTCGTCGTCCTCATACGCAGCGCGACACCGGGGGCGAGCCAGAGAACCACTCGCGGTCATCCTGCGACTGCACCTGCGCCTTGTAGGACTGGTAACGGTCCTCCCAGTAGCCCACCGCATCGGCGTCCATCGTGTAGGCGGCGGCCTCTTTCATGGCGGCGGCCAGGATCAGGTCCGGCGCGTCGGTGATGAGCCAGTTGGAGGTATTGGAGGGGCCGAGGGCCGGGAGCTTGGCGTAGTAGGTGCCGGCGAGGGTGTAGTTGCTATCCGGGGACGGGCCGAACACAAGGTTGGTGCCATCACGGGCAAAGGCGGCAGGCTGGCCGGTGTAGCCGTTGCGCGGGTAGAGCGCGTACAGCTCGTACACGCTGGAACGGTCGAGCTGGCGATCCGGTGCGCCCACCGTGCGGAGGTTCTTCACTTCCAGGTAGTCGGCAGGGACAGCGAACACGCCCGAGGCAATGGCCCCGGATAGCGCCTTCTCCATCTAGCGCACGCGCAGTTCCCGATAGATACGCTGCTCGCCAAGGCCAATGAACGTGCCGGCCTTGCTGGCGATATCGCCACGCGCGAACCAGTCGGTAATCTCGGCCTCTAGGCCCGCGTAGTCGGTGAACATTAGACCCTGCCCGGTTTGGTGCGGAGGTTGCGGTAGCCGATATCGTTAAGCATCTAGGCGATGACCTTCTCGTCGCGCTCATCCGGGTTAAGGATGTTGACGCCCTTGCGGATCAGTTCGGCCACCAGAACACGGGGAATGCTGGCGATGTGGTGCCACTCACCCTTCCAGCTATTGCCGGCAGAGTGCTCGTTGTAGAGAGCCTTGTTCAGCTCGAACACGGGTGCCACGTTCTGGACGATGGTGGAGCGCAACTCGCCCTTTTCCTCGTCCCAGAAAATCTCGTTCTTGTACGTCATGGATGCCCCAAGAAAAGGGAGGGGCCGAAGCCCCTCCCGTCAGGGTTACGTCAGGTCGAACGCGCCACCGTGCGCCTTCGGGTTGCGGATTTCCAAGGTCAGCTCCGAGTACAGAGCCACCTTGTCGCTGTCGCCGGTCTTCGCCAGCGGCACCCGCTCGAACGGACGGGAGTAGGCCACCGCCGCCATCTTCGGGTCGATGTACAGCGCATCGCTGTCACGGCTCAGGCGGCTGGGCACGAACGTGATCTTGCCGAAGTCCGACATGTACACGTCGTAGGCCGCATACAGGGTGCCGCCGTCCGGCTGGACGAACTTCGTCGCCGCACCGGTGAAGGTGGAGGCCACCTGCTTGTTGCTGCCGGACACGACAACCATCTTGACCTTCGCGCCGTTCTGCCAGCACTGCTGAAGCACGTTCTTGTGGATCGTCTCCGAGTAGCCGCGCGGGGTGCCGTCATCGGTACGGGCGTCCGAGCCGTCGCCGGTCGGGTTGGCACCGGAAGGCGTGCCGCCCGTGGCGAAGTCCACGTTGTCCTTGATCCACGCCGGGAAGCCCGCCAGACGCGCAGCGGTCGAGCCCGAGCCGGTGACCTTGGCCTGGTTGGCGCAGAGGGCCGCTTCGATATCCAGCTTCTGCTCGGTGGCACGCTTGCCGAGCTGGTAGCCCAACTCATCCTTGCGGCCCGCGAGGTTGTACGAACGCAGCGAGCCGGACACCTGCGCCACCTGGCGGAAAATCTGCGTGCGGTTGTTCAGGCGGACGGTCGCGGTGGAGGCATCGGCAGCGGCATCGTCGCCTTCGATGTGCGCGTTGGCAGCGTTGGCAGCGGCGAGGCTGTCGGTCTGCCACTCATGCAGGGCCTAGGTGGCCTTCACACGCGGCAGGGCGGTGAGAACGGGGGTCTCGGTCGGGTCGATGTTGTAGATGGCATCGGTCAGGTCTTCACGGATGCCCTTGGCAGCGGTGGAGACATAGGTATTGCTCGGAACGGACATGGTTCAAATCCTCAAAGGTCGATGGAAAGCAGGCGGCCAAGGTCGGCCACGTCCCCGCTCTGTTTCACTCGGTCGAGGGCCGCGCGTCGCTGCGCACCCTTCGTGTTCGTCTCAAGTTTGGGACTGGGCTTAACCACCTTCGGAGCCTCACGCACCCGCTTCTCCACCTGCGCCCGCGATTGGGTAGCCTTGTGGTAAGCAGCGGCGTCCCGCGCGACACGGAACACCACGGGGTCGTACTCCAGCGCTTCCATCCCCTTCTCGTTGCCGCCGATGCCCTTGAGGTAGGACTTCACCTCGGACAGCGCATTGGTGTACGCCGCGTCATCGGCCAACTCGGGGAACGCCGCCTTGATCGCCTCGCGGGCCTTCGGTCGAAGGGATTCGCGAAGCTGTTGCTGCGTCTGCTGGAAATGCTGGGCCAAACCCTGCTTCTGGCCCTGAATCTGCTGGTAAGCCTGACCGAAGCGCGCTTGCAGGGCCGCATACTGGCCGGGATCGGACTGATAGAGCCCGTCCCAGTCGATCTGCTGGAACTGCTGCTGCAACTGCGCTTCGTTCTGGTCGAGAACGTGCGACGTAAACGCCACCTTCTCCGACCACTCCTGCACCTGCTGTTGGCGCTCGGCTTCAAACGCCTTACGCTGCTCCGACAGCTCGATGCTTTTCTTGTTGACGTGCCCTTCGAGTTGGTTGACCTTGAGTAGGTCGGCCAGAGTAGTTTCGACTTCCTCGCCGTCGATCTTCAGCTTGGTCTTCAGGCCCAGGGCTTTCTCCCGGTCCCATCCCAAAGCCTCGACCAGCTCGTCAAGGGTCGAAACGTCGGCCTCGCTGCCTTCGCCGTCGCCGCCTTCGTCTGCCTCGTCGTTCGCTGCGGCTTCCGCGCCGCCTTCCGCTTCGTCCTAGGTTTCCTCGTGCTGCGGCTCATCGCCAAAGGTGATGCCTTCCGCAAGCGCCGAGCCAAGCTCTGCCTGCGAAACGCCCTGCTGGGTAGTTTCGTCACTCATGTTTTAGTTTCCTCGTTGATACCACTTGCGCCTGAAATCCACCTCAAGCGCTGCCTGTTGGCCGGTCTCGATTTCCTGCTCCAAGAACCGGCGTATGCCTTCCGCGATCTGCTCCGCCAGGACCAGCCGCGAATGGGTCTTTTCGTCGTTGATATCGGCCTGAAGCCGCTTGCTGCGAAGCTGTTCCTTCAGGTTCTCGAACGCGCCCTTGAACAGCTCGTTATCCAGCACCTCACGGGCGCGGACGGCCCGGCGCTCGAAGTCATCCATTCGGAAATTCCCTCTCTGCCTGATGCATGGCGTTCATGGCGGCAGTCGTCAGGTCGGTCTTGGCCTGCGCGTCGGCGGCGGCCATCTTCGCGGTGAAGTCGAGCAGCATCTTCTCCCGCGTCAGGTCGGCCTGAATCAACGCCTGAGCCATCGCGGCGCGGTCCTTGGCCTGCTGGCTGGCAGCATCGCCCATGACCTTGGCCTCCATCTTGGCGCGCTCGATGATCTGGTCCGCCTGCATACGTGCGTGTTCGGCCTGTGCCCGCTGCTGAAGCTTGGCCTGCTCGACTTGTACCTTGGCCTGCGCCTTGGCCTGCTCCACCTGCACCATCGGGTCCGGCTGCTGGGCCATCTGCTGTTGATGCTGCTGGAATTCGGGGCTGGCCGGATCGGTGATGAACTGCTCGGGGTTGCGGAACTCCAAGGCGCGGATGCCCTCCTTGGCCGCTGCGTAGACGTTGGGCGGCAGCACCAAGCCCGCCTGCGCGGCAGACTGAAGCACGTTGCCCAGCATCATCACGCGCTGGAATAGCTGATCCTTGTTGTGCGAGCCCAAGCCCACGTTCACCGTGCAGTCGGCGCGCTGCTTCCACTGGCTCGGATCGACCGGCGTCCACTTGTTGCGGATGCGGATGGTCAGCGGCTTATCCTGGTGCCGCGTGATTAGCGAGTGCATCCGCAAGCCAACCTGCTTCCAGCCCTCGGCCAGCATGCGGGCGATCATCTCGATCTTGGCCGCTGCGGCGTTGCTGGCTTGGCTGAACGCGCCCTTGGTGACGTTCTGAAGCGCGTCCGGGTCCATGTTCGCCATCATGTCCGACACGCCCGTGCGCTGCATGCGCATCTGGTCGATATGCGAAATGACAGGGAGCAGGGCGTCGGCGATGGGCTGCACCGTGCCCCACGACACGTCCATGCCGGGCTGGCCGCTGGTACGGATCGGTGCGCCGGGACGGACGCTGGTTAGGTCGGTGAGGTTGACGTTCTGGTTAACCACCGGGCGCGGGTTGTTAACCAGGAACGTGTTGTCGATCAACTGGCGGGTCAGCGCCGTCTTGATATCGGACAGGTCTTTGAGCAAGTCGAAGATGGAGATGCCGACGTGCCGATGCGGCATGCGGATGGGCGACCAGTAGGCGTAGGGAATCTCGGTCGCTTCCTCGTTCAGGAGCAACTGGTTCTCAGCCTTGACGATGTGCCGCAGCTCGGCCACGCCGTCACCGTTGAAGTCCACCCGCGCCCAGCACTCCAACACCTCGATTTCGTCCATGGAGTGATCGACCGAATCGTCATCGGACGTCTCGTCCACCACCGAGTTGCGGGAAAGCTGCTGCATCCCAAGCCGGCGCTCATCCTTGCCCAGCCGCTCGATCTTGTCGCGGTCGTAGCCCAGCTCCAACAGCTCGGAGCGGGTATGGCGGGACACGTCACCGATGAACGGCGCGGCCTGAATGTCGTGCTTGACGCGGGCCGATACGCGCATGTCCTCGGGCGCGATGCACTCGGCCTTGGGTTCGCCCCACTGCTTGATGCGCTTGAGCTTGACCTTGAGCGTGCCGTCTTCGGCCTGGTCGGCAGAGGCAAACTCCACCTTGTCGCCGGACTGCTCCGCGTTCTGGACGATAAGCTGAAGCTCGTCCATCGTGAGGCCCGAGTAGTCCTCGAACGTCTCACAGGTCTTTTCTTCCCACCATGCCTTCACATAGCCGTTCTTCAGCAACAGGCCGTCTTTGGCGAAGTCGTGCAGGACAAGGAACCCGTCCGACTTGCGCATGAAGTAGTTGACGACTTCCGTCTCTTGCGAGCATATGGCCTCATCTTCCGGCCCTTCCGGCTCGAAGCTCAGCGTGTCATCGGAGCCGACGAACATGCGCATGAGCTGCGGCATGATCCACTCGACCGTATCGCGCACGTCCTGGCTGACAACCTGCGAGCGCCCTTCCTGCTCGTTGCCGAGAGGACGCCCGTGGTAGTAGTCCATCGCCTGCGCGCGCTCAATCTCCAGCGTCTCCGCGTCCGTGCGGTAGACGCCCGCCATGCCCGTGACGGCACCGGAGCTGGCAGAGCTGCCGAGAGAGGCCCGCTCGTGCGCCTTGACGACGCCAAGCAGCTCCTCGTCGGTCATGGGCTCCTATTTCTTTTCGGTCATGCCTGCGGGGCCTTCTTGAGCTTCAGGGTGTCGCGCTTGGCGATGGCGGCTTCAGCCACGGCCAGACGCTCAGCAAGCTCATGGACTAGCTGCTCAAGCGCCCTCAGGCGTAGTTCCTGCGCAATGCTCATACAATCCCTAGGTCAGGTAGTTTCAGCTCGCCCCACGTCTCGTTAGACAGGCTGGGCGCGGCTAGGTGCAGATACCGGAAGGCGTCCGCACCGTGGCTGTATTGGTCGTGGATCGGCGCGCCCGGCTCGCCCGTGGTCAGCGGCGTGTGTCGCCTGTAGCGCTTCAGGCACTCGACAAGGCCCTTGGTGCCCTCCTTGTCGAAGTAGGTCTGCGGGAAGCCTCGGCGGGCCACCTTGATGCCGTTCTCGATGGTCTGGCTGGGCGTGATGCGTACATCCCAGCCCAGCTCGCGCATGATCTGCTCGGCACTCTTGCCGGTCTTGTAGTCGCCGTGGCGTCCGTCGTGCGGGAGCCAGAGCGTGCCCCAGTTGTACCCCAGCTTCTTAAGCTCCGCGCTGTAGTAGTCCAGCGTCTTGTGGCTGTCCTCGAAGTACTTGATGCACCGAATCTGGCTCACATGCCGCTGCGCCAGGATGATGCTCATCTTGTCGTTCCAACCCAAGTCGAAGATGGCATGCACCTTCAGGGCTGGATCGTAGGGAAGCTCACACACGCGGCTCGGGCTGGCCGAC